CAGCAACGACCAGCTTCGAGTCCGTCCGGCCGTTGTCTGCGAAATAAAGTTTCGTCCCGTCTGCCGAGAACTGCGGATGAAGGACAACAGACGTTGCGAGTCCAGGGTATTGTGTCGGCGTCGGCGTCCCGCTTCTCATGTCGAAGACGTGCGCGGCACCGTCTCCGTCCGTCACGACGCAGAAATCCCCCGTCGGATGGAACTCCAGCGACCAGGCGCTCGGCACGCTCCCGAACGGCGTGACGCGCGTTGGAACCCCGCCGGAGAACGAATAGAAGGCGACGAAGGGCGCACCGGTCAGGGCGACCGCGCACCAGAGCCCGTCAGCAGATGCCGCAACGCCGGAAGTTCCCCGACCCTGGCTGCCCGCCACCTCGTTTTCGAACACACGCTCGAGAAGTCCGTCGGATGCGCGAACCGTTGCGAACTGAGGATTTTGCGAGCTTGAAGCCGTGTTCACGACGACGAGCTCACGATTGATCCATGCGACCCCGCGAATGGTGCTGTTGATCGCGGCATCGGCGAGCGGCGCAGGATCCTGATCGAGATCGTAGGTGCCAAGGTAGTAGCCGGTCCCGGCCCCGACTACGAGAAACCGCGTCGGCAGCGCGAAAGACAGCGTGAACGAAGCCGTGGCACCCGCGACTGACACCCCGTCGTCGGCTTTGAAAGTGAGCGAGAACACCCCGCCGGACTGCGTGGAGACCGCCGCCGGATCGGCCGCGACGGTAAAGTTCGAACCGTCCTGCGTGACCACCGCGACCCCGTCCAGTGACCCCTCGGCAAGCACGTAAGACCAGGAAATCGGGAGGCCTTCCGGGTCCTCGGCGACCAGATTCAGCGTGACGGGCGTCCCGTCATTCGGCAGCACGTATTCCGGATCGGGGCCCGAGACGATGGTCGGAGCCAGATTCACGGTGGCCAGCTTGTACCATCCGCCGGCCGTCGTCGAGCCGTTCCAGATGAAGACGGCCGAGTCCCCTTGCAGCGTTTGCTTGACGAGCGCCAGCGTGCCCTGCTCGACACCGGACATGGGCAGCTCGGACACGGTCGGGTATTCCGTCACCCCGCCGCCGCCGGAAACGTCTCCGGGCTGGAGCGCGGTCTGTGCCTTTGCGACGGAGGAGTCGATCTCGGGGCCCGAGAAGCTCGATTGATACGTGCTCATGTCATTCATCCCTCGCGCGGAAGATCTTGTTGTCCGACGTGGTCAGTGATGACGCGCCGGACGGTCGAAAATTGGTCAGTAGTGCGAGCCGGCGCTGGACCTCGCCCAGCGACAGCGAGAGCTGGAAAAGCCCGAGCCGCAGCATCAGGCCGCTCCCAGCTTAACCGCGAACAGCGCGCCCGGTTCGGCGATCCCGCGCACCGCGATCCGGTCCTCAGCGGTGACCAGCACGGTCATCTGGCCGAAGGCCGGGACTGGCAGTGAGCCGGCGAGGTCGCCCGCCAACGGGTCGGAACCGCAGGAGAGGTACGCGTCGGACGTGACCGAGATCGCGTAGACACCGGGCTCAAGAGCGCCGGTCGAGACGGAACCGGCCGCGTCGAACTCGACCCGGACGCCGACGTCAGTCAGCCTGCCGACCGGCAGGGCACCGCCGTTCTGGGTTTCTGGGGTCCGGATCTTCATCGCGCGCGCCTCTTCATTTCGTTGTGGTGATCAGGGCGACCCGTCAGGCCGCCCCGTCCTGCAAGTCAGGTCAGACAAGCTTGACGTTGACCGTCGCTACGCCGGCGAGCGCGGTGGCGGCCTCGGTTGCGAAGCCGACTTTCACGAACGGCGCCGCCGGGTCCTGCCCGTCGTCCGCAGCCGTGGTCAGGCCGACGTTCACGTCGACGTCGCCGCCGAAGTAGATCGGGTCGCCGGCGGCGATGTCGGCGGCCGCAGCGACCTCGGCCTCGAAAACGCCTTCGGTAACCACGGCCACGGCTTGGCCGATCACTGCGTCGTTCTGCGCGAAGCCCTTGAGGTCCCCGACTTTCACGAAATCGCCTGCGGCGACGGTGTCAGTTGCCTCGACGCTGAGTACCTTACCCTCTTGCACGTAAGTCCGCATTTTCAGTTCCTTCTCATGAGATGTTGTGGAGGGCCCCGCCGATGCTGGCGGGGCCGGGTCCGTTACTGCTGCGCCGGAGCGGTCGCTTTCAGCAGACCGCGCCACTCGATCGCGCGGGCCGCCACATCCAACCGGGCGAGGATGTCGACCCCGTCACGCATCGGGTTCTCGATCGTCCGGACCTGCACGCCCCGGGCCCCGTCGAGGTAACCCAACTCGATGGTATCCAGCGCGGCCGGGTCGGCGGCGACGTAGAAGTCGTTGCCTTCGATTCGGCTATCAACGGCCAGGCCCAGGGAGCCCGAGAACACGTTCACGTTGCCGGCGACGGTGGCGGAGATCGGCGACAGGATCTTCTGCGCCTCGGTCTCCATGTCCGGACCGACGATGAGGGTGCGGGGCGCCACGGCGATGTGCCCGCCATCGATACCGCGCTGCTTACGCATCGCGGCGCGGGCGGCGGACAGGCCGGCCACGTCCAGCCCGGCAGAGATCATGTTCCCGCGGGAGGCGTGGAACAGGTTCTTCCCGTCGGACATCTTCTGCGATCCGGTCAGGACCGCATAGACGAGGTCCGCCTCCAGCTCAGCCGCCCGGCGGCCGAACATCGACGCGATCCGCGCGAAGGAGCCCAGGTCGTCATTGACCAGCATCTGGCGGGAGACGCTCAACGCCCTGTCATAGGTGGCGAGCTGGATCGACTCCGAGCTCTCGCCGACGGTCCCATACGTCACCTCGACCCCCTCGGCTGCGCGGAGCTTGAGGTTCGGCGCGTCGCCGAGCGACACGCGCTCATGCGGACGGAAGTCGGACAGGTCCACGGTCTGCGTGAACGCACCGAACGACCGAGGCGCGGCGTCGTAGGCGGCGCGCAGCGTGCGGCGGCCGGCGTTGCCGAGGACAGCGGCGAAATCGCTGGTCGTGTGCATCCCGGAACGGGTCGAGAGCGCGGCAGCGATGACGTCGGACCGGGACATGCTGTCAGCGCCCGCGCCCACGAAGCGGCGGGCCAGTTCGACGGTGCTGAGGTTCCGCAGCTCGCGGGCCTCGGCGGTCGGCTCTTCGCCGGTCATGCGCGAGACGAGGGCCGCTTCTGCGCGGGTCACGAACGTCTCATGCTCGTCGCGGGTCACGCGGGTCCGGGCGGTGTTGGCGTCCGGTGCCGAACGGGCGGCGATCAGCTCGAGCGCGTCGGCCCGGGCGGCGTCTTCAGTCGTGCCGGCTTCAACGTGCCGGGTCACGAAATCGGCGGGCAGGTCGTGCCGGGTCTGCAGAGCCGTGATGGCCGCGACGCGGGCCCGCTCAGCGGCGAGAATCTCTTCAGGGGTCATGGTGTCCTCTTCGGTGGTGGGGGTGGCGTCCGAGTCGTCGGACATTTCGGTTTCGGGTTCGGGTTGCGGGTCGGGTTCGGGGTCCGGAGGGGGGACCTCTTGGGGGACCGAACTGGGGTCATCTTGAGGGACCTGTTGAGGGTCCGAACTGGGGACCTGTTCCGGATCGGAGCGGCGGAGCATGGCGGCCAGGCGAGCCAGGATTCCGCGCTCTTCAGCGGGGAGATCCATCGCCCGGATCCGCGATGCGGGGTCGGCCGGGATGACCGTGAGGGAGATCTCGTAAGGCTCCCACCGCGTCACGGTGACGTCGATTGACCCGTCCTCGTTCTCCGTCTCCTCGGTCGCGTAGACCCGGAACCCGGCGGACACGCTCCGGAGCATGCCGCTCTCGATATCCGCGATCACCCCGGCGTGGGCGGGATCTTCTGAAAGCTGGATGGTGGCCACGGCCTCCCCATCTTCAACGCGATGCGCGATCACCCGGCCCACCGGCGGGGCGGTGTCGTAGGCGTTGTGGTTCCAGATGAGATAGACATGACCGGCGTCCATCCGGTCTGAGACCAGGCTTTCGTCGTCGATCCGGAGCGTCTCGCGCATGCGGCCGTAGCGGACGGGGGTCGAGGTCGCGTAAACGATATCGACCGTCCGCGCCTGGGCGTCAAACGACTCCGAGCGCAGGGTCAGCTGGCGGCGAATTGTGCGTACGGGTTCAGGCATTTCGGCTCCTTTGTGACGTTATAACATGTCACCGTGCGGCGTGACGTGAGCGGGACCGGGAGGAGCTTACTGCTCCGGGTCCGGCTCGGGGTTGTCCTGCGTGGCGGGCGGGGTTGCGGGCACGACGGCGCCGGTCGCGGGGTCCAGCGTCAGACCATGCCGAGCCAGAACGACGTAGTCCTGGGCGAGGCGGGCGGCCTGCTCGTCGGGGTCGTGGCCCGCGGCAAGAGCGACGTCCGCGAACGACTTCAAGCCCAGCTTGCGCTGTTCCCGCATCGCGTTCGTCTCTTTGACGGGCTCGAGCTGCTCGCGGGCGGGCGCGACGAAACTGAAGTCCAGGTCACTTAGATCTTCGCCGGTGTTCGCTTCGTAGACGGACATGAAACGGCGGACGAGTTTTTCGAGCTCAGGATAGATGACGTGCTCGCGGGTCGCGTCGACGTCGGCGTAGAAGTCCATCCGGCCCGCTTTGAAGCCCGAATAGCTTGTTTGGCTGAGATCCTGGCTGAGCTGGTCGTACATGACCCTGTACCCGCTGGCGATCGCTTGGAGCCCGATCCGCAGGTAGTCCGCCAACCCGCCGGAGCTGGGCGGGCTGGAGAAGGAAAAATCCTCACCGGGCTCGAGTTCGAGGATCGCGCCGGGGGTGAGCTTCTCGGACGAATAGCCGAATTCCGGCGGCTCCTCGTCGTCCTCGAGCTCCGCCCCGATGATCGTATCGCTTGAGGTGTGCGTGCGCTTCCGGACCCCGACCATGCAGGACTCGGCAACGGCTCTGGCGTGGATCGCCACCCAGAGCTTGTCGACCCCATTCGCGCGCACGAGGGCCTGCGACCCGCGAGGGATCCCGCGCAGCTGGCCCGGGTAGAGGAGCTCGAGGAAATGCAAGACATCCCGCGCGGGGGCGAAGAAGCTACGGGTCGAGTTGTCGAGATTCTCCAGAAAATGATATCCCGCGATCATGCCGCTCGGGTAGATCTCAACCCCGGCCTGCACCGAATTGCCGGCGATGGCGGGCGAGACGGCGGGCGCGAGCTGGTCAGGGTCGAGGACCTGGAGCTTCAGCTCAAGCTCGCCCGTGTTCTGATTGACGCGGTCCCTCATTACGATGAAGGCATCGCCCGCTTCGAACATGGTCCTCACCGCGAGGCTTTGCAGGGCGTAGAGGTTCCGTCGGCCCTCGAGGTCACATGACCGGCTCCGGGACCAGCGGCGCCACGCGCGCTCGAAGTCGGACTCCCCCTCCAGCGAAACGCGGATCCCCTTCCCGACGGTGTGGGCGGTCAGGACCCGGACGGCGGAGCTCGCGTAGACGTTGTTGTGCACGAGGTCGCGGGCGCGGCCCCGGATGACGGACAGGGCCGTCGGGACCCGTCCCTCCGCGCCGGTCATGGGGAACCAGCCGCCCGCCTCGGACAGGTCACGCGGGGCCCGGTAAGCGCGGGTGCGGCCGGTCTTACTCTTGGCGACCGGGGACTTGGCCGAGGCGGTCAGGCGCTGCTGGTGGCGGTCGGCGGCGGCGTTCCGGCGGGCTCGTTTAGACATCAGACGACCTCCATCTCGCCAGCTGGGACGAGCACGGTTCTATGGTAAGTGGTGAGCAGCAGGGCCTCGGCCCTGCCGTCGTCCCGCCTGCGCTTGAGGAGCTCTGCGGCGTCGGGGAACTCGGACCGGGCGAGCGCCAGGCTCTTCTCCTTGTCGCTGTCCAGCCCCAGCGCGCCCTTCCAGATCCTAGGGCGGACGAGGTGGACCCGCTGCCCGTCGACGCTTAGCTGTGCCGCGGCCAGGACGGCACCGAACCCTTGGGCGAAGCGGAATGAGGATGAAGACCCGCGACCCGGGCGGGCCTCGACATGTTCCAAGATAACCAGATCCGGCTGCAGGTCCCGCAGTAGGTCATAGACGCCTACCGCGTCCGGCATCGGCCGGCCGTCCAGGGCGGAGGTGACGGGCATGTCGTGCACCGCCTCGACCCGCGATCCTGTTAGCGCGCGGTCGAGGTATCTGATGCATGCGACGGCGCCGGTCAGCCCCGGGTCGATCCCGACGACCTTCATGACCACCTGCCCGCGACCAGCCGGACCGGCTTGCGTGTCTCAAGCATGTCCGGCAGAGACCGGTACGTGACAGTCTTGCCCTCATAGCTGAGGGTCAGGACGCCTTGGGCTATCGCCTCTTCGAGGGCGGTCAGGAATTGGGGGGTGAAACCGGAGCTGCTCATGTGTAACGTTATAACACTGGCGCACCCTGTCGGCCGTGAACGAGAAAGCCCGCCGGGGTGCGGCGGGCTCTCTTCGGTTCGGCTGGCGGTGGGTCAGGCCGGCTCGTAGCAGGGCGGGGGAGGCGGGGGCGGAGGGGCGTCCGGCTGCCGGCGGCGGGCAAGGTGCGCGAGGACATCGGCCCAGTCAGTCTGGAAGTGGGTGGGGGCCACGTAGCGGCAGGTCAAATCCGGACGGATCTCATCGGACTTCTGCCGTTTTGCGATCTCCCGCATCACTTCCGAGGCATAGTTCAGCCCCGCCGCGTCGTTGTCGGTGATGATGAAGACCCGTGTCAGCCCCTGACGCGCCAGCCGAGCGACGTGTTCTACGACCTGCTCCGCGGCACCCGACCTGAGGGCCAGGTAGGACAGCTGGATCCCGCGATCCCTGGCCTCGGCCGCGTCGGCCGAGCAGAGCTCGTATGCCATCGCGTCGAGGGGTGCCTCAGCGATCATGAGTGGCGCGTCGGACTGCGGGCGCCGGCTCTTCCAGAACCCGACCTGGCCGCCCTTGCTGTAGCGCTGGAACCCTTTACCCTTGCGCTCGTAGCCTGCCATGACCAGCCGGTCCCCATCGTAGCGCATGTAAGGGAAGATGACGTTCGGCGTGGTGCCGCCGTCGTTCTGCACGCCGAAGCACCCGTCAAACGCGCGCGGGATCCGGTCGAAGAACCTAGACTGCAGATATGACGGGACCGGCTGGTCGAGGCGCCAGCGCGTGCACGCCTCGGTGTAGCGCTTCAGGAGCTCCTCGGGAGAGGTCTTTGGTTCTCCCTGTCCTGACGAGTCGACGAGTGACGTTGGCGAAGGGGGGATGGTGGGTTTTGAAGACTGAGCGCGGGTGAAGTCATCAGCGGGGTCGGTCAAGCCGAGGAGCTCGCGGATGCGTGCGCATGCGCCGCGGAAGTCGACGCGGTCAACATGCATGACAAGGTCAACAAGGTTCCCGGCGCTCTTGCCCGACAGATCCCCGTCGAAGCTCTTCCACATCGAGTCACCAGAGCGGCCCTTGAACACCTTGATCTCGTCGTTCACGCGCACCCAGGCACCGCCGTTCTTCTTGTCCTTGTTCCAGGCGAACCCGAGGCTCGGCAGGAGCTGCTCAAGCGGGATCGTCTTCGCCTCATCGATCTGCGCGCGCTGCGCTGCTGCAATCTGCTGTCTCGTCGGCATGTCGTTCTCTCCTCTCATGCGCGTTTCGATTGAGGGGAGGGTGCGCCCGGTCGCCGAATATCGCCGGAGATGCCGCGTTGCAGTTTGCCGGTTTGATGCCGGAAACCGCGTCTTTATCGTTTTATATCATGCGTTTATGAGATTCTGGAAAATGTTGGGTTTTGCCGGTTTACCAGCCGGGCGCGCCGAACCCGCCGCCGCCGGTCGCGGCCTTCTTGCGCTTGGGCTTGCGGGGCGGATCGGGCTGATCCTTCCGCGCGATCGCCGCGCCGGGCTGCTCGTGGATCTTCACGACGCCCAGAGACCGGAGCCCTTGCAACGCTGCTATGGCGTAGACGCGGCAGTCCAGAGCCTCGTTCCTGCGACCCTTTACCTTGGGCTGCCAGCGCGTGCCCTGGCGGCCCCCGCTCAGGCTGATCCGGACGAGGTGCTCCGCCGTCATCTGGTCATACCACCTCGAATCCCTGTTCGACGGGACGTGCATGAAGGCCGGCCCGGGCTGGCTCTGGTTGAGCGCGGCCGAGATCCGGTCCTTCGCCGCCTGGGACCCGATACGGTAGATCGGGGCGCCGCGCGCGGAGGAGGCCGCCCGAGCGGGCCAGATCGGGGCGCGCGGGCCGGTCTCGTTCATCGACTTGATCGCCCAGACCCGGTGCGACCGGTGACGGGGCGCGGAGAAGGCCGCCACCACGTCGGGCAGGAAACCCGCGTCGACGCAGGTCGCTTGGATGTAGTGCGCGCGACCATCCTCCCCATCGAACGGGGTCCGGATCAGCTCATCGAGCTGCATCCAGACATCGTCTTCTCTGGGATTCCCGACGATGACTTGATAGTCGAGGCTCCAGCTCTCGTCCGCCTCGCCCCATCCGACCACCTCGACCTCAAGCCGGTCCTCCTGCACGTCCACGCCGGCGGTCAGGTATTTCACGGCGGACGGTACGCCCGGCCACGGCGGCTCGGAGCGGGCGGCGAGGTGATCGGGGCTGACGGTCTTCGCGACGTCCAGCTCCTCGGCGAAGGTGCGGGCGAGCTTGGAGTTCACGAAATTCCGGATCTCGTCCCGGTTCCCCTGGCAGTCGAGCCATTCGCGGGCGGTGTCGACGACCGGGGTCTTCGGGTTGTAGATCTCCCACGCCCAAAAACCCGCGTGTCGGGCGTCCACGGCCTCTTGGCCGCATTGCTTGCAGACAGCGTATCCGACCGGGAACGACTTGCTGGACGGGTGCGCTTGGCGGTCCTCGAAGACCCAGTTCCGCTCTTTTTCCGGGTCCTGCGTCTCCCCGCAGCACTCGAAGGTCCGCGTCTGGCGCCAGCTGATCGCGCCCTCGGTCGTGATCGCCTTGAGCCTGTCCGCTTCAGTCCAGACGTACCCGCAGCAGGGGCTGGCGTAATAGGCGCCAGCCGCGT